TCCTTCACGTGATGCTGCATATATAACTTTAAGTGGTTTTTCAAATAAAAATTCTGCTGTCCAAATATGTCCACCTGTATTAAAAGTAATCTCAACGACTCTACTTGGCATCTTTTCATCTTCAACTTTATCCATAATACCAGATACAATTTTTTGTTCTTCATCACTCCAACTCATAGCTGACTGGCCGACCTTTGGTGAAAAAATCAAATCATCCAATCCTGAAATATTGTTACTTGATTGTGCCTTTACAAAAAATCCATTAATACTCATAACATTTTCTGCAGTTTTAATCATTTTTCCTTTAACAACACCTTTAACAAATTCAATTTGTTTAATTTCAAGTTCTTCCATATTATCACGAAGAATTTTATCACCAACTTCCAAAAACCTTACAGGAGTATATTGAGAAAGGTGGCCTGCTTTTACAACATTGGTAGAATATGTAAATTTATATTCATTGTTTATTAAAACATAGTTTTTATTGATGTAAGAATCGAATTCATCTATTTTAGTTATTTTACCACCTAATTTTAAATTATCCCTTCTTTCTAATAAAAATGATTGTTTTTTAGAACCATCTGCCAATTCTACTTCATCTTTAAGCATACAGTTTGTGGGATTAATACTATAAAACGACTTTTCATTACCATTATCTTGATATTCCCAATACTTACAATATAGATTAGGTGTTAAATCATAAAATAGTTTTTTAAATATTATTCCATAGGATTTTACTTCTGTTTGTAATCCTGTATCTGTATCTATACCGGCATCAATAAAATCTTCACAATAATCAAAATCTTTTAAATGTGTAATAAAAGCTTTCTTAGTTTTAAATTTACGAATCTCAACACCTTGTTTTCTATCAATCTTACTTTTTTTAAAAACATACCATGTATTTTTTTTAAAACCATCATTATTTTCAATAGTGTAATATTCTGGAGTCGGATATATATTTAAATGCTGAATTAATTTTTTAGTTTTTAATTTATCACAAGCAAGTTTATCTATTTCACAATCTCCACTCCAACCTACTCTTAATATAAAATCTTCTTGACTATTATACTCAAACCCATCCCAAATATCACCTGGATTAGAACTATAATGTATATCAAATCTAATGCCTTTTTTAATTAATTCTTTACTTAATTTATCACAAAACGGAAGTGAAGGAGTAATTGACTTCCATTTAGATTCACATAAAAGAACAAGAGTTTTGTACTTCCAATGAGAACATAAATTTACAAGTGCACCAAAATCAAACCATTCAATCAAATCTTCATCTAATGCTGTATTTGTATTAATTTCTGTTACGTAACCAACATAATCTTTTGGTAATAAATCAACTGTATATAATACTGCTTCATTTTTCTTCAAACCTCTAACTTCATTGGCAAAATAATTACCTAAAGCATTGGCACTCGAACCCAACATCATTTTATAGCTTAACTTATCAAATAAATTTGTATTTTCCATATCTATTTTATCTCCATATTTGAATTACTGCACAACAATAACTTTGTATTTTCCATATCTATAAATAGGTTATTTATTATTATTTGTATGGTTTTCCGTGTAACCACAATACAACAGAATTTCGAATTCCCTTTGTAACAGGTTCTACACTATGCATCATAAAAGATGGAAAAAATATTATCGTACCGGCCTTTAATTTAGGTGTATCCTTATCTGGTTTGGGAGCTCCCTGAAAAACTAATTCTCCCCCTTCATAATCATCATTAACAAGTAATGTTGCTGAAATTTTTCTATATGACATAGGTCCATCACCACCAACATCCATATGATAGTCATATTTACCTTTTACTTTACCATCATAGGTAAGATATATTGCTGGCTCAAACATACCTGTCATTTCAAAATTCCAATTAAAATTAAAATTTGCTTGTATACATAAAGATTCTAATTTAGAATATAACCATGCAAAATCTTCTGTTTGTGGGATAGCTTTCTGTTTGGCAATTCTTTCAGAATCTTCGTCTGATGATCCAAACATACTATCTCCGTGTGTTAACGCTTCTTCTTCAGGAAAAGTTTCTACTTGTTTCCTTAATCTTCTCAACTCTATATCCCCAAATGCCCCTTCAAAAATACATGGTGCATAAGTTGGGACTGGTATCGATTTTATAACTTGTAAATGTAAATTAGTATTCATGTTTGTTACTCCTTAATTAATTTTTTAACTTTGATACTTAAACTGTCGGACTATTTTTTCCAGTATCAACTTTTTTCATTTTTTTACTTTTTTTAGAACTTATTTTTAATTTAATCGTTTTTAACTCTTGACTTCCACCATATACAATATCAACATTATCCGAATGTATCATAACCAAATCATTATATTCGACACCATCCATGACAACAAGATTATTGGAAAAATCTGAAAACTCTGTTTTATATTTAAAGGCAACATAACCATCTGATATACCCTTGATTATACTCATTTGACAATTACTATCTTTATTACCAATTCTATAATAAAAATATTGACGTTCATGCTCACTAAAATACTGAATTAAATGTTGTTCTAATAACTCTTGAAAATCTATTTCATCTTCCTTGGACCTTTCATCCATCATTATTAAATCTATAAAAAGCCCATTGTTACCAGAAAAATACACTACTGGTCCTAAGGCCGTAATATATTGAAACATTATTGAACTATTCATTTAATTAAACTCCTTTTTTACAATTATACATAATGTTTATCAATACCCTTTAATATCCAATCTTTATCTGAAAGTCTTGTAGAACCTCTTTCCATTAGTAAATTCCGTTCAGAATTACTCAATGTATCTTTTCTAATTTTCAGTTTTAATTTATCTGCAAAATCTTTGATTACATCAAAATTTAATTTATCTTGATTTATCATAGGATTTACTTCCCACACACCACCAATTATATTTGATAAATCACCACCAAATTTTTCTATATGTTTCTGTAAGTCATCACCTTCGTAAAGATATACTGACTTTAATACTTTTTTATCATCCCACTTTCTAATCTTATTTCCCAATTCTGTGTGTACATTATAGCTAATACCGAGGCACACTTCGTTCCAATCAAATACTGATACTCTACCTGATCCGGAAAATTTCTTCCATTGTCCATCAAGATAAAATAGTAAATCATTTCTATTATTTTGCTTAACTTCTATATTATATTTAGAACATTCCTCATTTACAGATTTTTTACACAAATCATAAGTGTCCTCAGAATCAAGTTTACTGAAGAATAAAATATTTGTAACTGCAGGTCCTTCGAGGTAAAATGCTATATTGTCGTTTACTTCGGCTTTCCAAGTATCACGAGTTAATATCGGAGCGTCCCAAATTCTTATCTTATCTTCCAAATGTTCAAATATATGTGTTAAATCGGTAGGCCACATTCCCATAAATGCTACCGATTCCCTTTCCAAAGACCATTGTAATATAGTTGGTTCTTGAATATCTATTATATGTTGATATTCCCAAATACCAGTATACATTTCCTTCGATACTGAACCTAAGTCTATATATCTAACTTGATTCTTCATATTTTAGAAGATACTACCCATTCCTTAACATACCCATCGTAATTGTCAAACAATTCTTCGCCCTTTTTAATATCTCTATTTGTAATAAACTTAAAAAGTCGTGGATTATCTGTGGCAAAACCATCTACATTTGGATTATCGGAATGATTTTGAAAAAACCAAGTAGTTTGCCAATTTAATCCTTTAGTAGTATATATCCAAAGTAAACCATATTCTTCCTTCCACTTAAAATTTTTATCAAAAATATTAGTTCCCTGTGATACTTGTAAATCACATATCATCTGTATAATACCACTTGGTAATGTCTTTATTATTTCCCAAGTAACATAGCTAGTACAAGATTTTTCTGCCAAATCATAAAGACTTGTTCCCTTTGGTATATCTCTTATAGCAAAACTACCAACTCCATCACACACTTTAGACGGTTTAGGTCGTGTCCATATATGGTTTCTATACCAATCAAGTATATATTCCCTATTGTTCATACACCACTTCTTGTTCTTTATAAACTAAAAACACCCCACTTGAAATCATCACGAGTCCGAGCATTTGCCATAACGATGGTGTCATGGATAAGAAAAAGTAACCGAGTGTTACTCCGAAAATAGGTGTTCCCAATTCGGCAATACCTGTATTACTTGCTCCAATATTCTTTACTGCTATCCAATAACAAAAGTATGCTATAACACTAGCAACTACTGAAATGTAAGTGATTGCTAATAAACCATTAAATGTTACTTCTGAAATGGTTGTCATTGGTGATTGAAATAGTGAAACATAAACAAACACACTCAAAAAATCATAAAACACAATCGTAAGTGGTTTATACTTTCTCATAATGTCTTGTCCTACTAATAAGTATGCTACCCAAGTAAAACAGGCCGCCACATCTAACAGCACACCTTTAGTATTTAATGCCTCTGTCGAGAATGTAGGTATCAATTCGATAGCAAACATACAACCAAGTGTTCCCAATCCTAATGCAATCTTTCGATTATTACTGAATTTCTCCCCATAGTAAAATATGGAAATCAAACATAACACAAATGGATACATATAGAATAGTGCGTAAATCACAGGTAAGTTCGGGTCGAGTAGTTCCCAAGCAAACCAATATACTAACAAATGAGCTGCCAGTATTACACCATTTAGTAGAAATTTCTTTCTATCTTCCCTTTCCACAATGAACAGATTTTCACCTGTTATTTGTTTCTTCCACAACATCACTCCACCAAATAATAGTGTGGCTATCAAAAACCTAACCGACAATACCGATACTGGACCGGCACCTTCTGCAAATATAAAACTTCCTGTAACCTCAAGGGTAGACCAAGCGAATACCGCAATAGCAATTGATATAAATCCTTTTAAAAATTTACTCATTTTCTTTTCCTATTTTTAAATTAAATTGATAATAAACTTTAACCTTTAAATCACCATCACCACTTAATTCGGTAGAGAGAAAACGATTTTCTCCGTAACTCCAAGTTACTCCATAAAGTGCCTGTGTTTCATCTTCGGTTCTTTCCAAACCACCAATTAGTCCTAAACCTTTTAGATGCCACATATTAGGTAGTCTAACAACGGCTCTTCCCCATTGATAATCTTCTCTGAATTCTGTAACATAATCCACGAACTCACTATATCCACTTACATCAAGTGCATGTCTGTTTTCGTTATCGGCTGATACACCAACAAAGTGGTCACCAAATTCATAACTCACACGACCTACGGTATATTCATCAAATCCATTTTCTATATCATTTCCACGATAGGTTTCGATAAACCAATTACCAATTCCACCATAAACACTAACACCATCTCCGAAATACAAAAGTCCAACATCATTAGGTGTTGGTGTTTGATAGGTAAATCTATCTCCTCGTGTTAAATCCAAGTATGGAACATTAGAACCAAATGGAATTACCTGTCGTCCTAATCCAATTGTGAATTTATCACTATATGGTTTATAGAACAACTCCTCTATGTATATAGATTCGTCACGCCAAGGTGCCTCTACGAAAATGGATGCTATCCAAGATTTGTCATCACTTTTAATGAATGACCAAAGATATGGTTTTTCAAATGTAACTGAATCACCAATGGATGTATATCCTACTATACTATTTTGTAATGTTGCGGTCTGTGATGTTAGGAGTGAAACCATTCCTAATATCAATAATAACTTTTTCATTTTATGTAACTACTCCTCATATGTATGTATTAATTAAACAATCTATATTTCACGTTCTATTTTTACTCATTACATTAAATCAGGTCTTGAAAGTGAATCTTCTTTAGGTGGCTGCTCTACACCTAATCCAGCACCCTCTAAAAACATCTTTGGAACTTTTCCACAATTTCCACAACTATATACTTGAACTGGTACAAGTGCTTCTTGTCCACTCGGTGACATTATTGCTGAGATTCTTTTGATTACGTGTGATGTAATAAAAAGGTAATTATTACAATCATCACACTTTATAGTATCTGCCTTTGACAAATCTATATTCTGTTGAGGATTTCCACCTTGAGGTGGTAGTTTTCTTTTAGCCATTTTGTAACTCCTTTAATTCTACGGTTGCGACTCCGTGTTTCTGTACTACAATAGTGGTACATTTTTGTGCAAATTGTATTCCCTCTACTATATTATTTGTATCTAAATATCCACGAACTAATCCGGCAAGAAATGTATCTCCTGCCCCACTAACATCTCTAATAGGTACTTCGGATACAGAATATTCTGTGTCTTTATATCTACATCCCCTACTACCCAATGTAACTATTAGTTTTTCTTCAAATCCATCATTAGATAATAACTCATGGTTTTTTTGATACTCCAATTCATTTATCTTGATAAAGTCTGCACCTTGTATCCAAGAACCAATTTGTTTTTTAGTATCCACGAATACATTTTTATTATACTTACAAATATATTCTATATCACTTTCTTCTAAAAATCCCTTACAATAATCTGATATGATAATTGCATCAATATGTTGTACATCACCGGCGATACCATAATACTTAAACTTGTTATTACTTATACCTTGTAATGTTTTGGTAGGTATCCGTTCACAATAATCATGTTCGTCCACCCTCAATACCATCTGACCACTACGATTATCTACATATCGTTTCTTAACTATTCCATTTTGATTAGTGATGGTGTGTATGTCCATTTCTAATGATTCTATATTATGAGAAACATTACGAGCCATTCCATCATTTTTTTCTGTATGTGTAGGAACGAATACTGGAATGGGAGCCTCAGGACTTATTCGTGTAATATCACCATACACAAATATATCCTTACAGCTATCCCCTACAACCAATACCTTCATCATATTATCTCGTCAATCATTCCCATGTCTAAACACTTTTTAGCATCCCACAATAAATCATGTTTTAATATTTCATCGAGACTTTTCATTGGAACTTTAGTATATTTCTTATACACATCTTTAATTGTTTTCATCATCAGGTCAAGATTTTCTTTCTCATCTTCAAATCTGGAGTATGTTCCCCAAAAATTAGTTGATAATTGGTGAATTAACATATAAGAATTTCTACTCATAAGTCTATGAGTTCCAACAACTGAAAGAAATGTAGCCGAACTCGCTACAAATCCATCTACATAAGTGTGGATGGGAACTTTACTTCTTAATATCGTATCCATAGATGAAATACCAGCCACAATAGAACCACCACCCGAATTAATCAATATTTTAATTGATGGGGGATTAATATCTAAACTATTTGATAAAGATAAACTCTTTGATTCTAATTCTGCAATCTTCTTGTTGAGTTCTACCGCACTATCTCGATTTACACCTGCATAGTAATAGATTTTATTCTCTTGAACCGAAATGTGTTTATCGTTGTCGGTATTTTGTGCACCTTTAGGTGTCTTTGGCTTTACCTCACCCCAATATTTTCCGTTCACGGTGCTTCCACTACGTCTACTATTTTAGATTCCTTAGCCACTTTTACTTCGAAGAAAAATGCTGAATCTTTTAGAAATTCAGTTACTCTTGCTTCTGCTACTGATACTGAATCACACTCTACTAAATAGTTGCGTCGGACTTTCTTTTCCTTAACTCCATTTTTAGTATCGATTTCTTCAGTAAATACAACCTGTGCTTCGTAATACATTACGACTCCTTTATTTTATTGTTTGTAATATCTCTATTAACATTGCCATAGCATTGATTTCTTTATCAACTACTTGGGCATCACTTAATTCATATTTTGCTATAATCAAGATACAAGAGGCAATATGTCCTTTACCATAAGTATCAACTTCATCATATAGAAGTCGAAATAAATCTGCAAAATCAGTAATTTTTGCGTCTGCTACTAACTGACGAATATTATTGAATGCATTTTTTCTATCTTGGGTTTCTAAAATCTTTAATAACTTCAACTTGTAATCATTCTCTATAATACTCTGTTTATCAATAACCAACTTACCGCCAACGGATTGTCGCTGTGCCCCATTAATTACTCGTCTTATATCAGGATAACCACTATTCACTAACAATCCAATATCAGATAATTCTGATTCAATTTCTTCTTGTTTTAAAATATTACTCAAATGAACGGCCACATCTTTCTTACTTGGTGGAATGACTTGAAATGCCTGACATCGAGATTGTATCGGGTCAATAATTCTTTCAACAAAATTACAAGTCAAGATAAACCTACAATGTTTTGAGAATGTCTCCATTAGATTACGAAGGGCTGCTTGAGCATTTGGTGTGATGTAATCACACTCGTCTAAGATTATAATCTTAGAATCCTTGAATCCCATCGTGGAGGCAAAACTCTTAACCTTTGTTCTCACGGTTTCTACATTATTTTCATCGGACGCGTTAATATAAAGATAATCACAATCTATATTATTAACGAGTAGTTTTGCGAGAGTGGTCTTACCTGTACCAGCCTTTCCAAACAGTAAAAGATGTGGTAAGTCTCCACTCTCCAAATACACAGCGACTTTACTCTTTAATTGGTCATTACCAATATAAGTGTCGAGTGTTGAAGGCCGATACTTTTCTACCCATAGGGTATGTTCGTTTTGCATTCTTTAATTCCTATAAATATTCATTAAATTATTCTCTATTATTATTACTTGATCTTACGGATAAATAACGAGAAAGTCAATCTTTTTTTTCACTTATTTCTTTTTCCATACCCATATTGGTTCACAAAATTTCTTATCTTGTTTATTTTCTAATGATTTTTCTGTCCATACTGAACCTTCGTAACTTTTTGCTGTTCCAGCTCCACCAACTATTAGGTCGTTTGGCTAATTCCATTCCAATACATCCTTGATACTCCCCTAACTTGGATAAGTAATCATTCATAGGATTACAGATTTCTAACCAACCTCTATCGGTTGACCATTTTGAATTTGTATATACATCTGATATATTCACTAATAAGTATCCACCACTCTTAATACTTGTCCATAAGTTACCCAAGGTCGTTTGTAAGAAATCTTTGTTCCAATCGTTTATATCTTTATATCTAACCCAACTTTGAGTATCATCGTAACTATAACGCTCTACGCTAAAGTATGGTGGTGAGGTAAATACCATATCGAAGTGCTCGTTGTACGGAGTGAAATCAAAATCTTCTGCAGGACTACAATGAAATTCTGAT